CTGTGGAAGTATCTCTTTTAATACCCTTGCCGGTAGGAATCTGAGGTGCTTTAGTAGCTGTTCTCTTTCTTTCGTCTGTCTTGACACTAAACAATCCTCCCATCCTATCTTTATATTCTGTTGTCTCGACTTTAAGACCTGCTTCGTGAGACTTAGAAGAAGGTTCTGTACCTTTATATTCTTTAGGTTTGTTTTCCATAGATAAATCTGTAACGGGTTCAAGTACGTCTTGTTCTTCAGTCATACTATCTAACATTTCCATTAGATTGTCTACTTCGCTAGTTTCTTCATCAACACTATCGTCCGGAAACTCTAAACCATTTTCTTCAACGTATGCTGCAACCTCTTCAGGACTAGCCCCAGGATTTTCTATTTTATATGTACGCTCTAAAATTTCATCGTATAACTTTTTAATTTTATTCTTAAATGCTTCTAGCTCTAGACGACTAGAAGAATCTTCAAATAAACTTAAATGTTTTCTTTTAGTAGCCATACTATCCTGTGTAAGATTGATTCATTTGACTTTCTGTCATTGACTTTCTTTTCTGTTCTCTCATATTCCATTTATGAGTATCAGCAGCAAAAGAACTATAGTTGCTACCGTATTGAAAATTAGTACAAAAACTTAATTTATAATGAGCAGGTTCTCCACATTCTTCACAAATCTGAGTCTCTTCTCTTTTACTGTAAGATACTAACATCTCTGTAGTATGTTTGTTCTTACATTCAAAATCATAAAAAGGCATAATAACTCCTAATTAATTCAGTGTAACCCTCTCGTAAGAAAGGGCTACTGCTCAATTAACTTATGAGCCCGGAACTACAAACGCAACACCTGCGTTATTTCTCATTTCTCCAACACCGTAAATAGTGTCCGAAGTAAACAAGTCTCCAAGGTACTCTTGCTTGTACTGAGTTTGTGAACGAACACCAACCTGTTCAGCTAGAGCGATTGCATCTTTGTGTAGTAATACACCTACTCTATCAGTATCAGAGTTACCTGCTGCTGTAGGGCAGTTAGATGAAATGTACACGTCTACACCGTAGATTTGTCCAATCTTACCAGTACGGATAGCATCGCCAGAACCAATAAACTGTTGCTCAGTGAATCTGTTAATGCCTAGCAAATCATTAGCACAGATTGGTGGAATGATTAATGAACGATTGTCCATTGGTACATCCGCATCATCAAGTTTCAGTAGCAATGCTCTGATTCCTGCATCTGTAATGTCTGCTGCGTTAGAAGAGTTACCAGTGTATAAAGTCGCACCGGTTGAACCGATGTACGCTTTTTCCCAAGAAGCTGCTGCTGCACCGCCTACAGTACCGCCCTGTAAACCTTCAGTAAGATTTAGTAGGTCAGTGTCCACCTGCTTAGCGAGAGCATAGCCCGCATCGTCAGTGTAGAACTTTCTGAGAGAGCTCAATGCTTGAACTTCTGTGATATCTTCAATTAATACAGAGTATTCATAGTGCTTATCAATCGAAAGATTGGTAGTACCGTGAGTATCGCCCTGAATTTTTACTTTTGTATTTGCTGCCTTAGAAGTCGCAGAACCACGAGTCGGCGTTGGAATGTGAATAGTATCACCTTTTTTACCTTTATGATTCAAGCGAGTAACTAGGGGAGCTACCACCAAGTTCGATTTGTACGCTGCGATAGTTTCATCTGACCAGATTTCTGGGATGAAGTTCGCACCTGTAGTAACCGTTTGATGGTTAGTGCCGATGACACCTGTAGCCATAATATTACTCCTGTGTTATAGTATAATCAAATTATTTGACTCTACCTTCAGCATAGGCACTGTATATTTCATCAGCTAAGTCTGCATATCTATTAGGGTCTGTTGCTTTAAGACGTATTAGGTCTGCCCTACGGTATGTTTTCTTACCTGCTGTAGATTCAGCAGAACTTCTAGATTCAGTCTTACTAGATTTTAGAGCTTTCTTTCTTGTAGCTTCTTGCTGTTCTTTTACTTCTGCAGTTTTATCAATTACAGAACGCTCTTTCCAGTGCGTAAGTAATTCATCGGCTGCATCATAATTGTAAGCATCTGCTTCTTTAAATAAGTCCGTTCTAAATTTACTAGCTTGTACCCAATCTTGAAATCCTGAATCTTGTACAATATCTATATAATCAGGATGAGTCTTTTCCAACTGTGCTTTGCTCGTGTTTTGTTGTTGTTGAGCTTGGAACTGTTGGAATTCTTGAAACTTAGGATGTTTTTCTATTAAAGAATTGACCGCTTTATTGGGGTCTTCAAAGAAATCTTCTTCTGTTTCGTTGTTTGAGTTTTGTGTCGCTTGACTTGTCTGTGGTTCGTTTCTAGATATTTCAGCTTTGAGAAAACTGTCTGATAAACTTCTTAACTCTCCAATCTCTTGGCTTTTACGTCCAAGTTCTTGTTCTAAGTTCTGATAGCTTTTGACTATATCCTCTACACTTTTACCTGAGAATTTATCCGGGACTTCAAAAGCAGGTTCTTGTGTTTCTGCTTCCCCAGCCTCTAGGGTTTCTTCAGGTTCTACTGTGTTTTCTACCTCTACATCTGCTGATTCGTCAACAGGGTCTACTACTATATTGCTCATATCATTGTCTCCGCCCGTTAGGGTTATGAAGTTGTAAAAAGATGACGCTAGTTATCTAGTTCTGTCATCGCTGCTTTTGTTGCGTCTTCTAAAACAATCATCTGTCTTAGAATTGACAACTGACCTCTGGCGAACCACAAGTCTTTTTCGTTATCAATAGATTCTAATCTCTTAACTGATTCAGACATAACCTTTAATTCTTCTATAAGGTCTGCCCATCCTTCAGTTTCTAATAGTTCGATTCTATCTCTATAAAATTCTTCGTCTTCTTTCTTTATAACCATTAAGATTTTTTATGTCTATTGCAAAAATTCCTAGCTGCTGCTTCAGAGCTAAAGCCCCATTTCTTTAGGGCAAGAGCTTTACGAGTAGGCTTACCTTTAGCATCTATCATAGGTCCCGCCATACCGGCAAATCTACAAGCAAAGGATACACGTCTACTATCTGTTCCGCTTCCTTGTGGTGCTTTTAGATTGCCTCCAGTTTGTGCATTATAAGAAGCTCTGCCTTTAGCATTTAACCCACCTTTAGGATTTTGTCCTTCCTTACGTTGCCACGCTGCTGTCTTAGCCATATATTATCCTTGTAACTTTTCTTGTGCTGTAGCTATATTTAATAATGTTTCGGATTGTAAGTGTTCTACTTCTGGTATGTTTCTCATAGTTTCGCTATTTACATTCTCTGTATCTGCTCTCATCTTATCAATAGCAGCTAAATCTTTCTGTAGTTTTATAAACTTCTCTTGTATCTTAAGCTCATCAGGTTGTGCTGCTCCGGCTTCTGCTGCATTCTTCATAGCTTTAGTCTGTTCTTCTTGAGCTTCTGCTACAGTTTTTTGTACATCAGCTTGTGCTTGCTGTAATTGTAATTCCATAGCCATTTGTTTCATCTGGTCTTCTTGTGGATTACCTTGCATACCTTGCATAAGAGCTTGAACAATTTGGTCTCTGTTGTGCATACTAGAGTTCTGGAATACAGACACTAATATAATATTAAATGCTGGAGAGTCTTTAGGTATAGCTTGCAACAAACTAACCATTTGCTGTGCTTCTAACTCTTTAGCCATAATTCCCATAGTAGAATAAGGTACGAATTTATAATCTACAATAGGATACCTATCTACATCAAACTGTATTTTTCTCCACAAACATTTATTAACCATAGGAATAAGAAATGTATTTTGGAAATTCATCAGAGTACGTTTCTGTCTTTTAATTGCAGAAGATTGTTGCATAGACATACCTGCAGACGTAGCACGCTCAGCACTTCCTTGTGTATCAGCACTGCCAGTACCCATCTGTATCATATTCTGTAGGCTCTGTACTTGCGTATAAGTGTTTTGGTCGGTGCTGCCTAAAGATAATGGCATTATTGCTTGCCTTGGGTCGCCATTAGTAAGTACAGTCTTACCCGGTCTGACCTCTAGTCTGACTCCACGCGGTAGTCGAGTCGCGTCGGCAGCCATCATTGGTGTAGTAGTCAGAGCTAACGAGTCAATTCGTGCT